TAAAACGTCATAAAGAATATCGAGAAGTATTTGATAACTTATTTTTACATATTGCACAGCATGCAACTGATTCCAGCATTTGTGTAATAACAGGAGATATAGTACACTCTAAATTAGATATGTCTCCAGAATTAGTTAATATGTTAACTAAATTCTTTAATCAATTTCATATACCTACAATTGTTATTTTAGGTAATCATGATATGAATTTAAATAATTTATATCGTTTAGATGCAATATCACCGATATTAGATGTATTAGATAATGATAATATTCATTTTATAAAAGAAAATGGTTTATTTAAATTAGGAAATATTGTATTCAACCATATGGCGGTAGATATACCACCTGAAAAATATATTAAAGCTGAAGATTTTGATGGTCATTATAAAATAGCTTTACATCATGGAGCTGTTCATAATGCAAAAACTGATATTGGGTTTGAAATATCAAATGAACATGTTACAACTGACTTATTTGAAGGACATGATTTAACATTGTTAGGAGATATACATAAACCAGCACAATTTTTAAATGAAGAAAAAACAATTGGTTATCCTGGATCATTAATTCAACAGAATCATGGCGAAGCATTAGATCATGGAATATTAGTATGGGATTTGCCTACCAAACAAGCTGAGTTTGTAGAAATTCATAATAGTTATGGATATGTAACATTCGAAGTTGATCAATCAAATATTGTAAAGTCACCACATCGTGTCCCAGAAAAACCTAGGGTACGTATAAAGTTTAATGATACTGACGCATCTGATATTAAACGTTTAATTGCAACTATACGTAAAAAATATAATGTACAAGATATTTCAATACAACGCACAACAAATCATTTAGAAAACAATCAAAATGGTTCGATAAGTATTGGAAATGTGCGTGATGTAGAACATCAAAATAAATTGATAACACAATATATTGAAGACAATATTCCAACTGCAACTACTGAAGAAATAGATGCAATTCGTCATATTAATAGAACGATTAATTCAAAACTACCAGTATTAGAATCTGTTAGAAATGTAACATGGTATCCGGTATCATTTGAATTCGATAATATGTTTTCATATGGCGAAAACAATAAAGTCGATTTTTCAAAACTATCAGATGTAATAGGTTTATTTGCAGCAAATGCGTCTGGTAAATCATCATTATTAGATGCAATAACATATACAATATTCGATAAATGTAGTAAAACAAGTAAATCAAAAGAAGTATTAAATAATAAAAAATCAACATTTAAAGGTATTTTTAAATTCATGTTAAATGATAAGTTATATACTATTGAACGTGAAGGTATAACATTGAAACATGGCCATGTAAAAGTAAATGTTAATTTTTATAATGAAGATGAAAATTTAAATGGTGAAGAGCGAAGTGATACTAATAAAAGTATTAGAAGATATTTAGGAACATATGATGATTTTATTTTAACGGCATTTTCATTACAAGCAGATAATAATAATTTTATTGAAAAGTCTCAAAGAGAACGAAAAGATTTGTTATCGCAATTTTTAGATACAACTGTATTTGAACAACTATATCACTTAGCATCTGAAGAAATCAAAGAAACTGCTGGTAAATTAAAAGAATATAAGAAAACTGATTTTGGTGTAATTATAAAAGACTCAGAAGATATAATTTTAAAAAATCAAGATAAAATTATTGAATTAGAAAAAAATGAAATTGATTTACAAGAATCAAGAAATGATCTACAAAATAATATTGTAGAATTAATTGAGTCTAAACAACCAATGTCATATGAAGGCCCTGATATAACTTCATTACAAAAAGAAGAAAATAAATTAATTTCAGATATTGAAACATTACAATTAAAAATTGATACACTTGAAGAAAAAATTGAAATAATTGATTCTGATATTTCAAAAACTTCAAAATTCATTAAAAAATTTAATTCAAATAAAATCAATAAAAAAATTGAGTTATTGTATGATGAACAAACTAAATTATCAGATATTGAATTAAATTTAAAAGAAGTTGAAAATAGTATTAATAGTAAACAAAAGAAAATAGATCATTTAAAAAATCATGAATATGATCCAAATTGTAAATTTTGTACATCAAATATATTTGTTCAAGATGCTACTAAAGCTAAAGAAAAAATTGTAAATGATATAGAACAAAAAAATAATATCTTACATTTAAAACAAGTAAGTGAACAAACTATAAAATCATTATTACCATATGAAGATCAATATAATGAACTAGAAACATTAAAACAAGAATTAAACGAATTTGAAAATAATTTAGAAAAATTAGAATTACAATTACAGATACAAGAAAATGATTTACAAACAAAAGAATCAGAACTAGAAACAAATTCAGAACGACAAGAATTATTTAAACGAAATGAAAGTGCTATTATTTTTAATGATTCTGTTAATGAAAAAATTAAAACTAAAAAAGAATTAATACAAGAAATTTCTGATACTATAAAAGGAATAAACAATAAAATTAAATCTAATTATGGTGAAATTGAAGTTGCTAAAACTAAAAAGAAAACGGCTTTAGAACAGTTAGAAACATATAAACAACTAGAAACTGAATATAAAGCATATGAATATTATCTACAATCTGTTAAGAGAGATGGCGTTCCATATGAATTAATAAAATTAGCAATACCTAAAATTGAAAACGAAATAAATAATGTATTAAATCAAGTAGTTGATTTTAATATGGTTTTACAAACAGATGGTAAAAATATCAATGGATATATTATTTATGATGAAGAAAACTTTTGGCCTTTAGAATTAACATCTGGTATGGAGCGATTTATTTCATCATTAGCTATTCGTGTTGCTTTAATTAATGTATCAGCACTACCTAGACCTAATTTTATAGCCATAGACGAAGGATGGGGAAGCCTTGATCAAGATCATATATCAGCTGTAGTTAATTTATTTGAATATTTTCGAACTAAATTTGACTTCTCAATTATTATTTCTCACGTTGAATCTATGCGTGATATGGTAGATAACCTAATTGAAGTTAATAAAATTGATAAATTCAGCCAGATTATACATGCGTAATATTTATATATAAAATATTTATATGTCAAAATTAAGAGCTGTATATTCAGGTTATCAATTTACTCCAACTTATATTACAGATACAACTCCACTATCATCGGAATTGTTTGATATAAGTGAATTTCCTACAAGATTAACAGCTGGTAAAAACTTAATTAAATTTCGTGGCAATGCTAATTCTTTGAAAATTGGAGCTTCGATAAATGTTGAAGTCTTAGATTTTAATGGAGATCCAATATATTCTGAATTTATAGATTATGTAGATGAAGATGGATCAAGAGTAATCGCAATACATGTATATGAAGATACGCCTCCGGGTGATGCAACTATAACTATGATTACACAAGTTAAAGATAGTTTAGTTACAAAAGAATGGGAAAATTCAATAAATGCAAAATGGATAAGAAGTATTCCTGTTAATCCAACGATATCTAATATTTCTGAAATAATTTTTTCAAAAGAACCTAATGTAACAGTTTCTGAAAATATAGGAGTAAGATTAGATAGAACATATGAAACATCTCAATTTCCAACATATACTACTGGCACTGTTGAATATTTGTTTCAAAATAATCAACCTATAATGATATTAACAGGAGGTATTTTTACGGGAGATATGCAAGGAGGAACTATTACTGTTTCATCACCTGTTAATCCAAAACCAGATCCAACATACAGCGTTACATCAAATACATATACTACTAAAATTAAAAAAATATTAAGTGATACTACAGTACAATTAGAATCTCCGTTTACAGTAACAAGTAAAGAAACAATTTCAACTCATACATATAATCAATTTGATCCATCTACATTTTCATTATCATATGAAGCTTCACCAATTTATGCAACTACTGAACATTCTGAATCATTTGCATTATTACAAATAAATGGTTTAGATCCATCAACTGGTGATATTTCTAGAATCAAAGTATATGCCAATTCAAAAGGAACGGTAGGTACATGGGAACAAATAAATGATGTAGCATTAGAAGGCACTGAAATATTCGTAGATTCTACATCATCACTAACACCTGATGAATCAATTGGAATATTTACATCACAAAGTATTATTGACACATATTGGGAAGGACATGTTTATAAAGGAAGAACAGAGGTAACCCCACCTACATTAACATGGCAAACATCATCAATAAATAATGCAATGGATATTTACAGTACTGAAACAATTACTGCAGTAGATTCAGTTATTGTAACACAAGTACAAGATCAATACACTGGATTTTTTGTTAGTCAATCTGAATATCGTGTTGTTCTTGATGCATATGCTACAAGAAGTACATTTAGTGGTAACAATGATCCTAAATTATCAATATATGCATCTGGTTCTGCATTTAATTTTGATACTACCAATA